GTGAACATCATTGTAGATGGCAGTTCGATTTAGGTAGCTTAATATTTAAGTTTAGATATGAGAGAGATTATGTATGGTTCAAACTAACATGGGGCTAAGACCCGTAGCAGAAGAAATTATTGATGTAGTCCCGCAGACTCAGAAGATCAAGAAGAAGATTGCAGTGGATGGAGTCTGGGAAGATAGAACTTTCATTCGCATCCCTATCGGTCCAGAAAGAATGGGACCAAGCGAATTAGAAGTATGGTGCCGCAAAAGACTAGGAGGCCCTAAGTATTTAGGCGAGTGGTTCAAGGTATCGGGATATATAGTGCTTGACGAAAAAACATATGTGCATTGGAAATTATGTGAATAACGAACTTACTGAAGGCGACGGCTATCTATTCTTAGAGAATGCTATACCCCATAATTTAATTGATAGTATTAATAGTAAACTTAATACGTTACGTCCAGTGCGGGCAGTAGATTCAGACAGAAACTATGCAGAGCGCGGAGATATCTACGACCTAGAAGAAATTTGGGTTTGGTGGAGTCAAATGGTTATGGATTGGCCAGAAGTACAAGCTATCAACGAACTTCTTATCTCTAAAATCAAGCTGGAACTTAATGATGCAGTGTTTTATGCTAGTGATTTTGTAACTATCAACGGTGACAGTAAATGGATAAATCCACACGTTGATACTCCTCATAGATTTAAACAATGGAATGAGGATGAAAGGTTATTAGGAGTACAGTGTATCGTTGCATTACAAGACACTATTCCTGAACAAGGCTCAACTGGATTCGTTCCTAGAAGTCAGATACAAGATTGGGATATTGATATGTGCTATAGCGGTGCATATAACAAATATTTCTACAGTTTGTCCGAACAGCGACATATGACTAAAGGAAGTGTCTTGATGTACAACTGTAGATTGTTGCATAGTAGTATGCCAAATTATTTACCCGAACCAAGACCTATGCTATTGCTTAATTACCTAAACGGTGCTATAGTAGAAGATGTAAAGAAGATAGACAACATTTGGAGTTCTAATGGCTAATCATATTATGATCGATATGGAAACACTCAGTACCGACGTTTCCACAGTAATACTTACAATTGGTGCTGTGCGTTTTGATCCTCGTGGAGTCGGCGTAATGGAGAAACTTGAGCTTCGTCCAACTATGGATGAACAAACTGAGGTATTTAATCGCACTATCAGTGACGATACCCTTCGTTGGTGGGGAGAGCAAAGTCCCGAAGCAATTGAAGAAGCTATGGGCGACCGTGACCGCATTTCTTATAAGGAAGCGATGGAAAAGCTCTATCAATTCTGCTGGAATCGTGCTGACAAAGTTTGGTCTAACGGTTCTGGCTTTGATATCGTGATTGCAGAAAGCGCATTCCGTGACCTTGACATGAAGTATCCATGGCAGTTTTGGAATGTGCGTGATTGTCGGACTATCTATGACCTTGCAGGCGTGTCGCTGAAAGACGGCGGACATGTCACAACTCACAAAGCAGTAGAAGATGCAGAGCGTCAGGCTATCATTGTGCAGAAAGCTTATCAGAAGCTTATTCAAGCGGGCATGACTCACATTCGATGAGAATTGACTCCGACATTGACATTGATTTGGGTGACCGCGAAAAACTACTAGCGGTCATCAAGCATATTCCTGCGTCAATGCGCAATGTTGATCCTGTGCGGAAACATCCTACGGGAGTCTATATTACTGAAATTCCATATGATCCGGTACATGATATGGCTGCATTGCATTATGTGGATGCAGAAAAAAGAGGATACTTTAAGCTCGATTTGCTTAACGTACATGTCTACAATCAAGTACAGAGTGAGGAACATCTTATTGAATTGATGAACGAGCCTGATTGGACTGTACTGAAAGAACGGGCTACGGTAGAAAAATTGATTCACTTGGGCAATTCTTATGATCTTATTCAGAGAATGCCTGAACCCATTGATAGTATTCCTAGACTAGCGATGTTTCTTGCTGCAATCCGCCCTGCAAAGAGACATCTTATCGGTAAAACTTGGAAAGATGTAAACGAAACTGTTTGGGATAAAGATAATACTGGATACAGTTTTAAACGTAGTCACGCAGTTGCATACGCTCAACTAGTGGTAGTGCATATGAATTTACTGAAAGAATAATATGAGTAATGAACCAGTCATTGTTGATAATTTTTTACATATAATCAATCAAAGAAAAATAGTTAATCTTTTTGAATCTTCAGAAATTCATTGGACTTTAGCCATGTTTCCTAGTTATGGAAATAGATTGGCTCATCTTGCTTTTGATAAATCAGACAAGCAAGTATGGGAAGATAGTCCAACTTTACGGCATCTCTTGTATATAAAAGATAAAGAAACCGCTATTTCAGAACAAGAAAAATATGTAATAAATTTATTTCAGCAGGGAATAGAAAAACAAATAAATTCTAAAATAGAAATTATTAGATGTATGGCTATTGCGGTTATCCCCAATCCTAATTTTACTGCGCAATGCATGATGCCACATACAGATTGGATTATTCCACATGAAACTTGTATCTACTACTTAAATTCCACTGACGGAGATACGGTGTTGTTTGACCAAACATATGATGCTTCGTTATCTGAAAATGATAACGATAATAAGAAGAAAAAAGTGCTTACTAAAATTAGTCCAGCACAAGGAAAAGCAGTTTTGTTTGATGGGCTACAATATCATGCTTCAAATCCTAGTAAAACTGATTTGAGATTTGTTTTAAACATCAATTATGTAAGGGTATAAAATGATTAAGAATTCTATTACTGAAATTAAAGATTGGCCTACAGTAGGTGTAAACTTCAAAGACCTTAGCACTGTACTGACTAAGCCCGGCGATTTCCGTTGGGCCCTAGATCGTCTCAAGATGTTTATGTTGATTAATGACGTAACTTGTATTGCGTCCCCTGATGCTCGTGGATTCATTTGGGGCGCACCTGTTGCTGCTGAACTTGAATTGCCATTTCATATGATTCGTAAGCCGGGCAAGTTGCCGCCACCGATTATCAGTCAGTCATATGAATATGAATATGATAGCGGAACACTAGAAATTAAAGGTAATACTGACATTGGTGAAGGTACTAAGGTTGGTATAATCGATGACGTTAATGCTACCGGCGGGACAGCATTAGCAACTATTCAACTACTAAGCAGAATTGGCGTAAAACCGGAGGATATTTTTTATGCAAGCGTTATTGACCTCACGTATCTCAACGGGAGCAACAAGATTCGTGAAACAGGTGCAACAGTTTTATCACTTGTATCATATGAATCTGATTAAATGGTTAGGTACAACAGGCGTAATTGTAGCAACAATTCTTAGAGCCTTTGGTTACCATACAGAAGATATGATTGTTGGGTTTATGGGAACTGCATTGTGGGCGTATGCTTCTTATGTAGACCGTGACCGCGCACTATTAACTTGTAATATCTTTATTCTTACTGTGTTATTATATGGAATTTTTACATGAATGATATTATTTTATTAGCAATGCCCGAGGAAGCTCCCTCATTTATAGGCAAGAGTAACGTATTCTATACTGGTGTTGGCAAAGTAAATGCAGCTATTGTTGCTGCTACACTAATTGAACGGTATAAGCCCGCTCGGGTATTTAACTTCGGTACTGCTGGCGGTATAACTGCAACTCACGGTGGCATCTACAAGTGTACTACATTTAATCAACGTGACGTTATCCTAGGTGGGGTGATTGTTGGACCACAAGCAGAAGCGTTACATGCACCTATTATCATCGGCGATGATGGATGGTCACTGAGTACAGGTGACAACTTTGTAACTGACACCTATAATATCAATGCTGATCTAGTTGACATGGAAGCATATGCTATTGCTAAAGCGTGTCAAGTAGCAAATGTAGAATTTATCTGCCACAAGTATATCAGCGATATGGCTAACGATGAAGCGCCTGACCATTTTGTTGAGCATGTCCATAAGGGCGAAGACTACTACATTGAGATTCTGGAAGAATACGGAGTAGAATTATGAATCTTGAATTACTACCTGAAAATCATGCTCAGTTACTTGAAGTCTCAGAAGAATGGGACTTTAGAATTGACGGTAGCCCCGAAGAACTTGTTAGAGCTATGTCAAAGTTCATGGCTGACAACGGCGGAGTTGGTCTTGCTGCCCCGCAGTTAGGAATTAAGAAGCGCATCTTTATCATGGGTAACTTCACTAAGCTTGTTGCGTGTATCAATCCTAAGATTGTCTCACTCTCGGAAGACCGCGGTATCGATTTAGAAGGCTGCTTGAGCTTCCCGGACTTGTTTATGAAGGTTAAGCGACCTACGAGCGCAGTAGTACAGTACAACACTGCATCGGGTGAATTAGTTGAGCGTGAATTGACTGGTCTTGAGTGCAGAGTATTCCTACACGAGTATGACCACTTAATCGGAGTCACGTTTGACCAGCGAGTAGGTAATTTGTCATTTAAGATGGCCAAAGATAAGCGCAAAAAAGAACTAAAGAAATTGAGTAGAAAGGATTAAAGATGACTAGTAATACATGGCTATTCTTATTCATCATAGGCTTGGTTGCTTATACCGGTTGGGCTATTGCTACTAACAAGACAACACCGGAAGAACGAGATGAAATGCTAAACGAAAAGGAATGGTTTTAATGTCAACACTTGACACAAATATGCAACTAAAAAGCATTACTGACCACGATGCCGGTCAAAAGATAAAGAGCATTATCGGAAAATACATCACTCACGATATTTCTGAGGAGCTATGCGATAAAATTATGAAAGACCTCAAAGAGGCTTTTGGAGAGAACCATCCAGCTCAAGTAAATCTTGATGACGAAACGCACGATATAGAAGTTATTGTGCGTGATAGTAATGGAAGATTTATTAAGTGTTCTTCACGTACACTGTTCCCGGAAGAATATTTCTAAGGCATCCGCTTAACAAGTGTGATGCTTCTACGTTTAGAACGTTTTTTGATGAACTCATTCATGCTGACTATTGGTCCATGAACGATGTCTAGACTTTTGTTGTTGAATGTTTTGATGTATGGTTTGAAGATTGACCATTCTTCTTTTAAGAAAAGGTTGATAGGAATCGTTCTATTCGATTCCCACCACCATATATCTCCCAATTCTAAATACTTAGCACGTAAAATAGGGAGAACTATGGCTCCATAATCATATATGGATGTCACGGTATCGTCCCTATTTTGTATTATACCTACATAGTCTTGACCAGCGTAGGAACAAATAGAAATATAGGGATGATTCTCGCTCAGCTTCTTGAAAAAGTCTTCGTTCATACTCACATACATATTTACACCTTTTTGCCCAAAGTAATATTTTAATGAATAAATACTTTACTGAGGAGATTTAAGTGTACGCAACATCTGTATTCGTTTATACACAACGGCAAACTGTTGTACTCCTCATTGGAAACTCACCGAGGAAGTATATGCCTGTATATGCAAAACCATTAACACTCAACAAGGGTGTAGACAACCGAATTCAGTTTCAGTTCCTAAATCAGGAACAGAAGCCAGTAGACATCACAGGTAAAAGTATTACTTGTAGAATCCTTAACTACACCGGAACCGAAGTCCTGCTTCGAAAAGCATTGGATTTAGATTTCGCACTTACCGGTATTGCCTCACTTAAAGTTAATGCTGCTGACATTGAAGGCATCGATGCTCAAAGAGCATATTATTCACTAGAGATTCCGGTAGGCGAGTTTGACTATCCTGTATTTGTAGATGCAAATGCCGGTGCTCGTGGCGACATGAACATTGTTAACAGTGTGTTGCCGTCATTTGTTCCTTCACAGACAGTAACTATTCCAACTGGTCAGGCTTTCCCCAACATTAGTAATAGCAGCGGCAATACTAATCTTGTATACGATACAAGTATTATTAACACACAATCTAATCCAGTCCTAACTATTCAAACACGATATGACGAATATTACGGAAATGTTGCTATATTAGGTTCCAGTATCGTAGACGGAGACTTCTATGTGATTCAAGCTGATGATGACTTAGCTAATGTGACTGAAACTAGAGGATATACCATTCATGGATATCATCCATTCGTTAAGGTAGAATTTACAAGTAATTCAGGTGCGGTAACCAATATACTTGCACGATAACGAATTTAGTGTTATAGTAAATTAATGTTTGATATCCTGACAATTATTCCGGGAAAGAAGAAGCTTACCCAAAGCGGCTGGACTAGCTTCAATGCGGTCTGCTGTCATCACCGCGGGCACAAAGCTGACAAGAGAAGCAGAGCAGGCATTAGATTTGATGGCGACAACTGGAGCTATCACTGCTTCAATTGTGATTTCAAAGCTGGGTTTCAGTTAGGAAAGAGTATCAGTCGCAACACAAGACAGTTACTTGAATGGTGCGGCATTGAACAGAATCAGATTGCTAAGTGGAATCTAGAGAGTCTACAACAAAAAGACTTGCTTGATTTTATCAAGGTAAGAAAAGAAAAGAAGAAAGTAAAGTTCAAAGAACTATCGCTGCCTGATGCTGAACTACTTGATGCTACTAATGAGAAACATAAAGTCTTCATTGAATATTTGAGCAGCCGAGCTATAAAGCATGATGAGTATCCTTTTATGGTTACTCCTGATGAGCAGGGTAGAAACAGCAACAGAATCATTATCCCTTATACGTTTGAGGGCAAGATAGTAGGGCATACTAGTAGGTATCTTGATGACAGAACACCAAAGTTCATCAAAGAACAGCAGACTGGGTACGTGTTTGGATATGATTTTCAGAAGCCTAATTGGGAAATTTGCTTAGTAGTTGAGGGTATCTTTGACGCCCTTTCTCTTAACGCCTGTGCGCTAACCCATGATACAATTAGTGATGAGCAAGCAGAGATATTACGAAGGCTTAATCGCAAAGTGATTGTCGTTCCAGACTTAGATAAGACTGGACTAGCAATTTGCGATAGAGCATTAGAGCTAGGGTTTCATGTCGCCATTCCCGAATGGAGTGATGAGATAAAAGATGCTAATGATGCAGTAGTAAAATATGGCAAATTGCCGACACTGCTAAGTATACTGAAAAGTGCAACTAACAGTAAGATCAAATTACAGATGATAAGGACAAAACTTGCTAAAAGAATATAACACTGATATACAACGTCTATTCCTTCAGATGATGGTCACTAATTCCGAGTTGTATACTCGTGTCATGAACATCATGAATCCAGAAAACTTTGATCGTAGTCTAAGAAACGTTGCGGAATTTATCGTAGAGCATACTGCCAAATATAGCATTATGCCTGATATAACGCAGATTAAAGCAACCACAGGTGAAGCAATTGACCATATCGAAGACTTGTCTGATGGACATTACGAATGGTTTTTGGAAGAATTTGAGTCGTTCACTAAGCGTCAGGAGCTTGAAAGAGCTATTCTTAAAGCAGCCGATATGCTTGAGAAGGGGGAGTTTGACCCGGTCGAACAACTAATCAAAGATGCAGTGCAAATCAGTCTACAGCGTGACATGGGTACAGATTATTTCGCTGACCCTAAGGAACGATTGAACAAGTATTTCAATGCAGGTGGTCAGGTATCTACTGGTTGGCCCCAGCTTGACAGAGTTATGTATGGTGGAATGAGTCGTGGCGAGTTGAACATCTTTGCAGGCGGCTCTGGTTCTGGTAAGTCACTTGTCATGATGAACATTGCACTTAACTGGCTCAGTCAGGGACTTAGTGGGGTCTATATCACTCTCGAACTTTCAGAGGAATTGACATCGCTTCGTACTGATGCTATGTTGACTAATATGAGTACTAGAGACATTCGAAAGAATTTGGATGATACTGAATTGCGAGTCAAGATGGCTGGTAAGAAGTTCGGTAAGTATCGTGTTAAAGCACTTCCGGCACAGAGTAACGTCAACGCTATTCGTTCTTATATTAAAGAAGTGCAGATTCAGACTGGTATCAAGGTTGATTTCGTAATGATTGACTATCTTGATTTGGTCATGCCTGTGTCTGTCAAAGTCAATCCTAACGACCAGTTCATCAAGGACAAGTATGTATCAGAAGAACTTCGCAATCTAGCGAAAGAACTTGGTGTTCTTCTCATCACTGCATCACAGTTAAATCGTAGTGCAGTTGAAGAAATCGAATTCGATCACAGTCACATTGCAGGCGGTATTTCTAAGATTAATACTGCTGACTATGTGTTCGGTATCTTTACGTCACGTTCTATGAAAGAGCGCGGCAAGTATCAGATTCAGTGTATGAAGTCTCGTAGTTCCACTGGGGTAGGTCAGAAGATTGATTTGGAATACAACATTGAAACTATGCGTATTACTGATGACGATCCAGAAGAGGGTAGACAGCAACAGCCTACTCCTAATCAAATACTAAGTCAAATTAAAACTACGAGTCAAGTAGGTTCTACTAACGATGCAGTGCATAATACAATTGAACAAAAGGAAACTAAAGGTGTAGGGGACGCACAATCCGCTAAATTAAAGTCACTATTGAACTCACTTAAGAAATGATTTTCAGACTTAAGAATAAATACATTCAGTAGGATCTTTACACTATTATGCAAAAAAAGACTCGTAGCCTTTTAGAAGAACTCCAATCGTTCGGGGATACCCGTGATATTAATAATATCATTGAAAACCGTGCGTCCAACATTATTACTAGTGCTATCAATTTGATTGAATTGATGCAAAAACACTATCCTTCCGATAAGGCAGAACTGCTTGAGAAGAAATTGTTGAGCGCAATTAAGGGTAAAGATCAAGCAAGATTTGCAAAGTCCTTAAGGAAGAAACATGAAAATAAGTGAATTCAAAAAGCTTGAAGAACAAATAGAAAAGCAGAAATTAGATGAGCTTAGTCTAAGCAGTTTTATCGGAGATTTCGGATCAGCCGCAGTAAAAAGTGCGTTTTCTGGTAAAGGGCTCAAGCAACAGATGATTCAAGACATGTTCTTGAAAGATTTTTACGATGACGCTTACACTTCACTTGATAATGCAATTAAAGGTCGAGTAGTAAACCCTAAAGTAAAAGGAACTCTTTCACCCACAGCCGTTGAAAAGAATCCTGCTGATGTCAAGCCCGAACCGGGAGAACCGGGAGCTAAACCTACTCCCACAGCTCCAACTGCTTCAGGAACACCCGCAGTTCCAGGAACACCTTCGGCAGCTCCAGCTACCCCCGGAGCACCCGCAGCCAAGACAAGTGCTACAGCACCCGCAGTTGCAGCTAATAAGTCACAGCAGCAAACAACGCAGAATATCAATAACTACGTTAAGCAGGCTGCACAATCAATTAATCAAGCTACTGATAAAAATCAAAAAATTGCACTTACAAAAGAACTTGTAAACTCTATGGCTGACCGTCAAGGAACGCCCGAATGGAATAACGCTGTTAAAGGCGTTGAAGGTATTATTAAACGAGCAGGAACTGATCCTGCTTTTGCCAATCAAGCGGTTAATAATCTTCGTTCAGGTAAAACTATGTCAGAAGCTTGGCGAATCTATTTCGCTAACAAGTTGGTAGAAGCAGTAGGACTTACTTGGAAAGACTTAGGTCTTTCTGTACTGAAAGAGGGTAAGAACTACTATATTGCTGAAACTCGCTACGTTAAACTAAACCAATTATTCGAAAGCATTATGGAAGTTACGACGGGCGGTGTTGGTTTCGGAGCTACACCTGCTGGAACTACTGCAACAGTCGGTAAAGCAGGGTCAACTCCTGCCCCACAAAACATCAATCTTCCGCCTAATGCTACTCTAAATACTCCTACAGTTCCTGCAACTCAACAAGCGCAATCACGCGGCGGACCGCAAAGCGTTGGTCAGTATATACTAGCTTGGTTTAATCAGTATATGAATGGTGTAGACTGGAAAGCTAGTGAAGATACGGTTTTGCCTCTGATTCAGGCAATCGAAGATTCTTATCCTTCAGGATATAAGAATGCAATCAAAACACTAGCAAGAACTGCATTTGCGATTTCTAAAGCTTCACCTTCATTACCTGCTGGCATCAAAGATGAAACTGATAAACTTGATAAACCTGATGAAGAAGAACCAAAATCCGGTAGTGTTTGGGACGGGGTATTTAAAAAGCCCGGTGCAGATGCAGAAAATCCCGATGCTAAAAAAACTACAACAGAGTCAAGACGCAGAAGATGAGCATCTTAACTGAAGGTGGGGCAATGCCCGGTGTTGGTGCAATCCATATCGATGAGATTGAACCCACGTTGGATAGTCTAGAAAAGATTTTAGGCATTGACCTCAAGAACAACACTTTAGGTAGCGTAGGCAAGAAAGAATTTTCTGGCGATATCGATGTTGCTCTTGAAATAGACCCAGAGGATATTCCTGCATTCGTAGAGAAATTACAGAATATTCCAGAAGTGCTAGACCTTGCAAAAAGTTCAGTAATCATGACTAAGGTTAAGATTGCTAACTATGATCCAAACAAACAAGTACAAGGTAAACCAAGAACAGGGTATGTTCAATTAGACTTCATGCCCGGCGAACCGGGCTGGCTCAAGACTTACTATCACGCACCCCAGGAGAAAGATAGCAAGTACAAGGGAGTGTATAGAAATCTTTTACTAGCATCAATTGTTGCCCGCGTAAATCGTAAGGACTCAGAACAAAAACTACCCGATGGCAGAGCTATGCAATCAGAACGATATATGTGGAGCCCAACTGACGGGCTGGTAAAAGTATTAAGAACTCCTGAACCTAACAAGAAGGGCGATGGCTACACTAAGAAAAATAATAACAAGATTATCGACGGTCCATATAAAGACCCAAATGAAATTGCCAAAGTGTTGAAACTTGGTACTGCTGATAGTTTATATTCATATGAAACATTACGTAAGGCAATGGACGAAAATTATCCATCTGAATTAGTAAACCTTATGCTTAAAGATTTCTCAGAAAATCCTACAGTACGTGACATCGGTGTTCCTACTGATATCAAGCTTAGCGAGAGCGTAGGTACATCTGACTGGTTCAGAACATTGCTGGACATCGTAAAATGAGAATAGTTGAACTACTAAACGAATCACGGTTGCTTGAAGCAGATGCTAGAACTCCCCATCCTGAGGATTCAGTACTCAGCGGAGTGTCCTCTGCTCGTGATGCTGTTGATTCAATGTATCATGTAATTGATAATCCAGAAACACTCACTATCAAGTGGGACGGTTTCCCAGCTCTTATCTTTGGATACAATGACAAAGGACAATTCACTGTATCAGACAAATATATGTTTGATAAAGGTACTGAGTACTTAGGAACAAGCCCTAAGTTTTGGCAAGAGTATGATGCTAGTAGAGGCAAGAGTCGCCCAGATTTGTACGGTAGACTCAATTCTATTTGGAATGGATTGAAAGACGCGGTAGGCGCTAACAAAGGCTTCTTTTGGGGAGACTTGATGTGGGGCGAACAACTAAACCCGGTCGACGGCAAGTTCGTATTCAAGCCCAATACTGTAACTTATGCAGTTCCTGTAAAGAGTGAGCTAGGTAATATCATTGCTGGAACCAGCGGAGGTGTTGCAGTTCATCAGTATTTTGCTGATATTAGTTCACCTCCCGTGCCATGGAACGGCAAAGGTCTACAGAGTAACAGTCAGGTTGCTATTCTCACTCCGAATATGGGCATTGATTTTGCATTAGAAGCTCCTAAGAATGAAGTTTCGAATGTCAATCAAGCACTTGCTAAGAATGGTAAACTGGATGACTTCTTGAATGGCATGGATGGTGTGGCAAGAAACGCTCTAATGAAATACTTAGGACACACAGCAACTAGACAAACTAACTTGCCACTAGAGCAATGGCTACAAAACAATGTCAGTGGTAAGCAATATCGATTCTTGGTCGGGGAAAACGACGGTTATCTTTTCCAAAACAAGGAAGCATTAGATAATCTTATTGAATTGTACTTTGCTATCGCC